CGACTAGTACACGGGGTCGATTCAGGTTTCGACTACGAACATTACGCCAGGGGAAGCGTGCCGGTGCAGGCTAGAGACCACCGCAAGCGTCGCAGCAACTCATAAGCGCCGAGAATACTCAGCGCGACTACGCTCTCGCTGCCTAATACAGCGATACGCGTGTCTGTCAGACCGGAATCGTCCCTGGTCCGGACCCTGGCATCGACTAAGGGACTTGCCGCTTTATTTGGTTAACGAGGTACAGCGGGACTTTCATCGTTAACTGTGGCCCATCATCCAGGAGGGTTCGTCCGAGCTGGAGGGTCAGAGTAAAAGATCGTGCACGAACTGCGCACGGAGAAGCCCTGGCAACATGGCGTAGGACCCGGGTTCAATTCCCGGCGGCTCCACGCTGAAGCCCCAGTTCCACCTTATGGAGCTGGGGTTTTATTGTTGGGTGCTCCTCCCATTGCGAGGCGAGGCGCGTCAGGCTCAGTATCAGGAGTATGTTTGGGCTCTTTCTGACGATCTGCATTTCACTCAGTCTGCTCACGCTGTCGTCGTGTTGAAGCAGGCGGGGAAGGTGTGGCACAACGTGCGTATTCGCTCAAGTGGGCGATGCGAGTGTACTGGCATCACCCCGCAGGTGGATTGGCGCCGTCCGTGCAAGAAGGTTGACATCATTGCATTGGGTAGACAAACGATTTTCGTCCCTGCAGGAGCACATGCTCATCTTGGGTGGGTAAGCGGCCCCAGAGCGTCCCAAAAATGCGAAGACTGGTGTTTGAGAGTCATCATCTGAGATAAACGCATGGTGCAGCAGAGGCTGGAAGAGTTTTGCACCTGCTTACCTCGGTGATTCCCACATCAGTCAGAGCAAGAAGCACGTCGCAACCACCCCGATAGAATTTGCCGCCTTGACCTTCTTGGCGACCGTCACAGTCTGATAATTGGCTCCCCCTGGGCCTCGTATGCAATCTTCTCTCATTCCCGTGAGAGTCCATCTGCTGAGGTGTTTCGAGTGCAGTGCCCTGCGTCGGCATCGAAAACACTAAAGGTAGTCCCTTGGGACGGAACATCAGCATCGTGGGCCGCTCCTTGAGGATCGAGCCGCACAACTAGATCGGTGGGGGACTCTCCGCTTCCCTCGTTATCTCTGTGTGGGCTCTATCGAAAGCAGTTCGCTTCCCGAGGTCTGTGAGATGCGCTCCTGGTCTCTGCAAGGTTGGGCACTATAGCCTTGAGATCCTCGTAGTCGGAACGCTTTTCACACTCGTGTGCGAGGTGTTGTCCGACGATTGTGTTGAGTTTGGCTTACGTTACGTCGAAGCGTAGCAGCCACAGACTCAAGCGTTGCGTGCCTCAGCGATCAGGGCGTCCATTTGATCTGGGAAGTCGGCACTGATCTGTGGACCAATCTCCGGTCCCACCTGATCTGAGCCATCCCCGGAGATTGTCAGTCGATGGGTGATCTTAGTGCCATCCTCGACCTTCTCAAACTGATGGGCAAACCGTAGGACTAGACCGTTGAACTCAGTCTCGTCGGCATATCGTAAGCCCGGAACGAACTCCACGACCTTCGAGATCATGGTGTCCTGACCAGCCGGAGTGACGTGGATCTTTGTGCCAACCCCTAGCGGACCCTCCGGGCGGAAGACATCACCACCAGGCAATACGATGCGACCCGAGTGTACCCCCTCAAACACTGACCATAGACGGTCAGTATCGACATCAGTTACCTGACTATGCTCCGTTTCCCACATCTTTTCCTCCCTAATTTGAATATCACCAATAAATTGCTCTATATAGATAGCAGGTTCTTTGCATCTGAGTCAAGTAGTTGGCAGGATTCTGGGTGTGGGAAAGTTGGGGATGGTGGGGTTGGCTGGCTCGCGGGAGAGTGTGCGCGGGCTAGCCTCAATGAGGGGATGACCTTCATGGACAGGATCGAGAGCGTAGCTAAGTTGTAATCGTTTGGGTGGTAGACATATTCACCCTGTCCGTGAACCTCGCCAGAACGGTCTCACTTCTCCCATGAAATGGCCATATCGGTTAGAAGCTTATTCAGCTTCCTCAAACATGACTAGTCTCTGTAAGTAAGGAAGACCAAGCTAGATAGCATGTTCTTTCTGATTTTCTACCTGTTCGTGTAGATAAGTTTTCCCAGCGGCTGAATAAGCTTCCGGGGGTTGTTGCCCTATCGTGCCCCTTTGATTGGCGAGCCGGGGCGGTTAGCGTGCCAGGCTTTCACCTCCTCTGCGTCCCATAGGGGTGTGCGGCCATCGAGGTGCGCTACGGGTTGGGGTGTTCGACCGCCTGCATGATAGTTCGCCCAGGTGCGTGGGCCGATACCGCAGTAGGTGGCGCAGTCGATGACTCGCCATAACACCCGCCCTGTGGCTTGGTCGGTGATAATAGGGATTACCGTCATCGGTCGAATTCCCGTGCTAGCAGGGTGATGATCGTGTAGATTAGCAGCCATAGTGGGTTCGGCCGGGTGTAGAGGAACACCGCAACGGCAACCGAAATGCCCCACCGGATTGATGTTTTCATTTTGCCTCCTTTAAGAAAAGGGTAGTGTGGAGGGGTGCCCCCCGCCCCATCTATGACATGGGGCGGGGAGGCTACTTCTTCCGCTTTCCGCGCCGGTATCGCTTCACGCCTTTCCGGTGTTTCCCAGGCTTACCGCCTCTCGGGAAAAACCAGGCCAGAAGGCCGAGAATAATACCAGCTGCTTCCCACGGACCGGGGGAGCGCCAGGGTGACATATCATCACCTCCCTCCACTATTGAGTTCTCCCTGTTCCTTGGTGGAACACTACCCATTATACAGTTCTAGAACGTTACGTGTCAAGTGGGGGTATTATAAAAAATAACCCCCACCCTTATCGCGGAGGTAGGGGACTTGGCTTATAACAATCTAGCTATAAAACCCGCGCCGGGGATTAAGAATATCTGCGATCCATCCAATCATGAACAACCCCATTGTGCATGTGTATAGAACCCCTTTGCCGATTTTCCCTACATAGTAGTGGTGCAAACCGATGTAGCCACCAAAGAAAAGGCAAAGAAGGTAGATAGCGTAGCTCTTGTTACCGCTTAGGCCTATACTGGTTTGCAAATATCCCCGTAATGGTGCCCTACCAATGGAATTGTTGGGACCTACTAGCTCTGCATTGTAGTATCCCAGTCGCTGCGGATTGGGGTAATGGGGTTCTTCATATTCCCAATCACTATATGCGTCATCTTCGAGTTCCGGCCGGTACCGTCCGGGAACATTATAGGTGTAAGGGTCAAAAGCATAAGGCACCAGCTGCGGGATCGGGCATACAACAGGATTATATAGATCCTTATCTGTTATCTCTTCAAAGGTCGCAGCTTTGAGGGCAACTTCAGCAGAGGTGGCAGTTTCCCTGAGATAGGCATGGCATACAGTAATGAGCCCCAGGGAATCGTAGTGCTCAATGATGGGGAGGAATTTTGCCCCCGTCGCCTTACTTAACTCCCCGATTCGCTTACCGTCTAGTCGAACCTCGACCCCGGCCCAGCGGGTGCGCGTACCAAGAAGCACCTTGTGCAGCGTTACAAGAATGTAGGTTTTCTTATGGCCTAGCCCCGTATATGGTTGCAGCACATCGAGGTGGTCTTTCTCCTTAGTGACCTGGCTAGCTTGTCCCCGGGGGATGGCGGCCCATTTTCGTGAAGGCGGATTGTTAATAGGCACGATCATGCCAGGTGGTTGCGGCCCAACATGCACCGACATGTGAACATCGTTGGGATTGAAATTAGGCTGTGTCTCATTCGTCCACAAAGTACCCCTCACTCCGGCATCGAACCCGCTAGCGGCAAGGCGTGCCAGTTCGGGAAAATAATCATCAGTCTCCAAATCAGGTATATAAGCAATAACCCGGTCTTGCCACCTGACCGATATTGCATGACCTGCCTCGGAATGTGGATTGTCCATTTCCAACACGAGCGTTGCATCAAACCGGCGAACTTTATGCTCATTCAATGGAACAAGTTTTCTGATATCGTTAAGCGCTGTTCGATAAAAGGACTCACCTACGGTTTCCTGATCGCACCATTCCCTGGTAGATCGAGCATCATAGATGCTAGGCATGATTGTCTCCTCATGTTTTTATGAGCTTCCTTTAAGAAAAAGGTTACCCGTTAAACTGTTCTCCGCATATAGGTTTTAGATAAAGATTCGGTCACGAGGTTTCGTAGCAATTGAGGAATCACTAGTCCTGAATGCAGTACTGCGGTATCTTCCCTTTGGCGTAGAGCTGTCTCCAAATCCCAACCATGAGAATAGTCACGCCCAGCTCGTGAGCGATCGAGCTTATACTGTCACAGCTGATTTCGGCCGCCATGTAATCATTCTCATCTATGAGTAAGATTGCGGCCCATTCGTTTGCTTCACGTTCCTGTTGTTCGCGCGCCAATCCTGTTGCGCCAAGCTGGTGTCTATAGTGGGCATGCCCTAGCTCGTGTGCTAGCGTGCACAATGTTTGCACTTCGTGCATGCCCTCCCGAAGGCTGACGGTGCGGGTTACCGGATTCCAACCACCCTTCTTACCACCGGTATGGGTAACTATCATAACGCCCATCTCTTCGGCTAATTGTTCCAAATCAAGCATGGTTATCATGACTGCAACCTCTTCCGCTATCGTTAAGCACCGTCTGGCAAAAAAGCTCGCCTACGGCTTCTTGATTGCACCATTCTCTAGTGGATCGGGCATCATAAATACCGGCCATGGTCGTTCCCTCATGTTCTTATGAATATTATTTAAGGAAAACACTACCCGCTAAAGACTTATTCGTATATAGGTTTTAGATAAAGATTCGATTACAGGCCATGCACATAATTATCAAATACATCAACCCCGGTCACCTGAGCGCGCCGGGGTTTGTTTGTAGGTAAGGGCTTTAAGCTTCTTCTTGGGCGTTTAGTTCCTTGAGGTAGGCTACTCCATCAATGCACTTAGCAGTGGCCTTGATTTCTTCGATGACCTTGGGGGTGCTGATGATTTGGTCGCTTTTGTCTAGTATGAGCCAGCAATCATGCTTTTCGACGAGATCGGCAACCTTCTTGACGGCTTTAGGCTTGGGTACTGGTGCCGGTTCTGTACTGTAAGCAGGAATGAGCACCAAAACGTATTGTCCATCATCAACTTCTTTGATCTTGTAGGCTCTTCCAGGAAAAGGAATTGATTTAGGAAAAAGAGCAGATGCGCTAACCGCAGCGTATTGTTCTTCATCGCCGTACCAAGAGCAGATAGTAATGCGGCCGGTTCGCTTAAAAACCTCCAAAGCTGTGGTGTAAACGAGCGCAAGCCTTTTATCGGAGAGTGAAAGCATATTCTGTGGGCCGCCGACACTAAGAATTCCCATGCCATCTAGGCTAGTCCCGAATTGGGAAACCCGCTGGTTGTAGCACAAAAATTATGGACCATCGCTGTAATTATCGTCACCTAGGAAGCCTTCTTCCTCCGAGTCGTCGGCAACCATTTCATCACCGCGCCACGAGCTTTTGCCGCTGACTGTGGCCGCTGCGGCCCAAGGATCATCCGGTATTACTTGGCTGTGCTTATGCTCGGTGAAGGTTGTGCCCTGTTTTGCGTTGGTTTGAGGATCATTTTCTAATGACATTGCTTTGCCGAAAGTTTCAGCCCAGATTGCTTCATCGCTGTTAACTCGCAGGGCAAGCTCATGAATTAGTTCCTGATCGTTGAGCATTTTAATTAGCGATTGGGAACTGTTTGTTGCCTCTTCTTTTGTTAGGTATCCAGTTCGTACCAGGGCTTCCACCGGATTTTGTCCGTATGCCCTTGCTATGGCTATAACGTTGCCTTCCGACAATGTTCCTTTTGCTAGTTGTCGGTTAAGCGTACTAGTGGTGATACCTGCACGTAATGAGGCTGCTTTCTCGGTGTCGCCGTTGACTGTGTTGTAATACCAATCTTCATGAACGGTCATGCGTTTATTATGCATAATTTGGCGAACGATTGCAATCTGCACACGCCTATTGAGCTGTGTTTTTAAAGAATTATGCGAAAGGACTTGCGCGATCTGCGAATTGTGTGCATAATGGGATCCATGAGCGAAATGCATACAAAAAAAGATTCAGGTTGGCGGATCAAACCTGAAGTTATCGACAAAATCCGTTTATCCAACAACTTGCAGTCAGATGAACATGTAGCTCGAAAGGTAGGAGTATCGCTGGGGACTGTTAGTCGGGTGCGCCGGGGATACGACGTACGACTGGATACCGCGGTGAAGATGATGAGAGCTGCTGGGATCGTCGATATTCGAGAGGCCATTACACAGGCAGAAGTGAAGGATTCTGCTCCTGCTGCGTGATTCGCGCCGGGGCGTCGTAAAGCAAAGCAAAGAAAGAAGAAGGAGTTAAACCATGAGTAGTTCAGAAGCCCCTGATGCTGCGACAGCGGAAGCAGAAGAAATGGAAGAAGTTCATGATTCCATGGCGGTTGCCATAGCGGAGCGGTATCTGACGGATGCGGTCAAAAATTTCCATGATTGGGGCGCGCGTTACGCAGCCCCTGAAGATGAAATCGTTGATTTGCTTGACGGAGAAGACTGGGTTGTTCGTTTAATCGAAACAATCCTGGAGTACGCCAAGAAAACCGAGGATGCTTTGCTTCGTGTTGGTGTTGTGGCCGATATGGATTTTAAGTATACGACTGCGCTAAGACTTACCGAGGATGGGGCAGTTATTTCCGGTCATGGAGTCGGTCTGGATAGTGACAATTGGGGCTGGTTTGTTGTTGAGATGAGCGCTGATACTGTGCGTCGAATTGCTCATTTCTGCCGGAAGCGGCTGCTTTTTGATCGTATCAGGATTTATGCCCAGCTGGTGCACTACTTCAATGAGCTACGGGGGCATTGGGAAGACGGAGTGGGCAGATTCCCGGGCGAGTACTTTTCCGGCTTTGCTATGGCTATTGAGCTCCTGGCCAGAGAGGTCGGGGAATATTGGCTGCTCTGTGGGGGTCGCGGTGATTCACAGTGGGCCGCCGTAAAGCAGGATCAGGGAGTCTCCTAATGGCGTCGCGTTATATGTCAACCCGGGAAGCGGCGGAGTATCTAAGGATTTCGACCAGAACTTTGCAGCGCTATGCCAGGGAGGGGCGGCTTTCCCGGATCCGGCTTTCTAAGCAGAAAATCCTGTACATCCGTGCGGAGGTGGAGGAGCTGGTGGAGCGCAACACCTATCGCGTCTAGGTCTCAGGTGGAATCCTGGCCCCGTTGCCGGTGGGTTATCCGGCATCAGGCCCATGAAATGGCCGCATCCAGTCCGGGCTTCATGTGGATGCTGCTGGTTCGAATCCAGCCGTGGGCACCAAGCGCCACGAGGTGTGGTGCGTAAACCTCTTCAAGAGAAAGGAATAACAATGATGAGTAGTGCAGATTTGGGGGCTGGTGTGGTTGATGCGAGCATCCCAGTGAGTGATGGCGCCCCTATCCAGTTCCATTTGCACCTGCACGCAGACACCGATCAGGATTGCACAATTGATTTGGTGGCCACGGAGGAGGGGATCCAGATTCGGCTCCGGGGTGCGCAGCCAGTGGATGATGCAGATCAGCAGCCTGATAATGAGGATAAACCACAGTTAACGGGCAACCTCATGCGGGATCTTATTAATGAGATTTCCGCTGAGATGGACACGCCAGAATGGAAAGCCGAGCATGAGGCTTCTTTGGCTGCGGCAGCGGCTGAGGAAGAAGCGGCATTGCTTGCTGAACAGGGTGAGCCGCCGGCTGAGCGGGTAGGTGACCGCCCTGAAATCGGTGACGTGGAGGATAGCGCCACGCGCGTGTACCTGGGAAAGCTTTTTGATTGGACCGTCGCTGAGCGCGTCGATGATGGGGTGGTCTTCACCCGCGGTGAGCGTGAGCTGTTCCGGGTGCCGGAGGAGCGGTTCGAGGAGATGCGCCAGTTGTTCGTCCTGGAGGATACCGGGCTTATCACCATGAATGTTGATGGTTTCCGTGTCGTCCGTGAGGGTTGGGATGCGTGCATCTTCGATGGTGACATCTTCTTTGAAGCGATTCCCGCATCCAAGTTCGCCACGCTGACTCGCTTGTTCACGTAGCCGCCGGGGGACTGCATAAAACACATTCCCAAGACCAGAGAAAGGAAAAGAAAATGTCCTGGAAACGTATTGGCCAGTCTAACACCTACGAGCCACTTGGCGTATAAGTCGCTACGCCGTCATGCTGCGGGTAAGAAAATGACCGCTGCTGGGCGTCGGGCGATGTTGAACATGGGCTACATCGACATCGACGAGGATGGTGCGATCACCGTGATTGGCAAGCATGTGCTCCGTGGCGGCGACTAACCGCTGTGGCGCAATTGAAATGAAAGAAGGAAATGATGACCAACAATATTGATGCGCGGTTTGATTACCGCACCCTAGATGCTGAGACCCGCAAGCGGCGGGTTCAGATGGGCAAGAAGATCAAGGCTTTAGCTATTGAGCTGGATGCTCTGCTGGCTGATGGCTGGGAGAAGAAACAATCGCTGCTGCGTCTGGAGGAGACCATGATGTGGGCCAACGCGGCTATTGCGCGGGAAGGGAAACAATCATGAGCCAGCTGCAATTGAAGCTGCGGATCCGGCTGAGGCCGGGTGTGGAGCGAATCGGCCTTTTCGGTGCTATCACCGGCCAATCGTACCCGGATTTGTGGGAAGTGCTGTGGGGCGGGGAGTTGATCGCGTCGTTCCGTAGCTGGGGTGATGCGGTGACTTATGCCCACATGAAACTGGTTGAGGCGCAGCGGGAACGGTATATGGCGTTAGTGCGGACCGCTACTCGGCCGCCCCGCCGGTTGGCGTTGGAGGCTGCATAATGACGAATCTTAACTATCTTGAGGCGGATGCAGCGTTGATTGTGGCATGTTTGCCTGAGGAGATCGACGACGAAATCACCAAGGAGCAGTTGCCGCTGTTCTACACCTATGCGCTGTTGCTGCGTGCGAAGGGCGTCGATACGCAGCTGGAGGATGTGCATGATGCGTGGGCGGCTTGGGCTTCTGCTGCCCGGCCGGACCACCCCGCGCTGGTGCCTTTTGAGGAGCTCACGCCGGAGATTCAGGCCTTGGATCAGCCTTTCCTTGATGCTATCCGGGAGGCTGCTTTGGTCCGAAAAGAGGGGGTGGCGGTATGGCTGCGCCAAGATTAGATCAAGAGTTGCTGCAAAGCCTCAACAGTGCCTGGAGTGGTATGGAGCGCACCATGGCGTGGCAGCAGGACGTCATCAAAAAGCTGATGGAACGCTCGGCATCGTTGGATGCGCTGCATAAGGCGGTGGATGCCGCGGACCGGATCAATAAGCTGCACACGGAGCTGACCCGGGTGAATAAAGACAGAGAGGCGTTGCGTATCGAAAACCGTCAGCTGGAGAAGCAGCTGTCTGATGCGATGCATTCTAGTGATTGGGATGAGTTGAGCGAGCTTGCGGAAAACGCTCGGGAGAAAGTTCTGGAAGTGGCGGATTTGGTGGCAGGGTCTGGTGCTGCCGCCACTTCGGCACCGGCATTGACCGAGCTGATTACCCGTATGGGTGCGGTGACCGCGAAGTTGCGGGAGATCACCGGGGCTAGCGCTGGGGCTGCTGGCGCCGATGCTGGATCGGGGAGCGATCATGCCTGAGAAGATGCCGGCACGGTCGAAAATCGTGGTTGATGTTCGGGAGTTGCAGCGTGCTATCCGGGCGGTGGTCGGGGTGACGGAGCGTAAACCGGAAATCTATGATGTGGTGCGCCTCATCACCTACGCCGGGAGTCTGCTGGTGGTTGCTGCGAACCCCCAGCATGTGGTTCAGGCCTATGTGAGTGCCTATTTTGATGATGTGGAAGAGGCTCACCGGGTGGTGGAAATCACCACAGCTAGCGCCAAGCTGTTCCTGAAATTGAAGCCGGATAAGGAAGAAGACGACGCAAGGGCTGCTATCTTCATCCGTGATGAGGAGGTCCAACTTCAGGACCTTTCTGGCACCTGCGGGGATTTGACGGAGGTGACCGCGGCGCGGGCTGATTCGGCTTTCACCACGGACACGGCGCAGTTGTTCGATCGGGTGCGTGCTGAGGCAAAAGCGCGCGCAAAAGGCCCCGCTGGGGATATGGGGCCAACCATGTTCACTGCCGCCCAGGCGGCCGCGCTGGGTGCTGCGGCACACCAGTTTGATACAGATATCACCCCGGTGCCGCTCGCGGCCCAACGCCATCGTGCCAGGGTGTATGTCGCATTGAAGGATATGTTCGAGTCGTATTCCTTTGTGCCTGCTGACCGTGGTGTGCAGGAGCCCCTCCCAGGGCTCCCCGGCGCGGTCCCGGAGGGGGCTAGCGCTGGGGCGGAAGCTGTGGTGCGTGATGGTGATGGGTTTGAGTATGAAGCGGTGATTGATGGGGCGAAGCCTCAGAAGGCGAAGGTTCGGCGGTTGCGTACGAATCCGACTGGTGGTGCGGTATGACCGGTGGGATGTTGCCGTGTGGTGGTGATGCTGAGCTGGGTATCTGTCAGCAGCGTGATATGCAGGCGACCCCGTCTGCGCCGAGTCTGTGGGATCCGTCTGCTGCGGGTGAGCCGGTGGCGCGGATGCGGAAGCGTCACCAGCAGGCCAAACTGCTGTGCGCGCAGTGCCCTTTGCTTGAGGCTTGTGAGCGGATGCTATCGGACTGTGAGTGGCGTGGGGTGCGGGTTGCCGGTGTGGTTGCCGGCCGCTATTCGGATCGTCCCCAACCGCTAACTAGCAGCGATCCCTATCAGCTGTGCTGCAGGTGGTGTGGTGGGCCTATGGACCCGCAGGCCCTTGTGGCGGCCCATGCGCGGAAGCGTTGCTGTCATACGCCGTACCAATATAAACAGCGCCACATGGGCGAGGGTCTGTGTAACCGCTGCTATCAGGGCCATTCCAGGGCGGCTCGTGCCGCTAGGAAAGCGCAACCCGTGCGTCGCACCCGGCGCCGCCGGGCGAGTGCGCGTAAACCCGCCGCCTACAACAGGAACGCGCGTGATGGTTTGTGTTGCGCGCGTTTATATTTTTGAGATTTACAAAAACAGGAGAAAGTCATGGCTTGGCTTAAAATGAGCGATACATTCACGACGCATCCGCTAATGATGCGATTACTTGGGATCTGCGAGGGGAATCACCAATTGAAGAATGAAGCATCAGGGGTGCTGCTGGATTTGGCGTCGATTTCGGCGGAGCATCTGATGGACTACTACGTTGAATATGGCGCACTGGCCCAGGTCGCGCCGGGTAGGGAAGATATCATGATTGATCTGCTGAGTAGGTCGGGTTTGCTTTTTGAGGAGCAGCAGCCTGATGGGACATGGATGTTACGGCTTGTGGATGATCCCGGCCTCTTTCACATGCGGTCCCGGGAGGAAGTGGAGCTGGACCGCCGCCGGTCGAAGGATAAGCGCAACCCGGATCTGCTTATGCAAGTGCGGTTAAGGGATGGAGACCAATGTCGGTGGTGCGGTAAGACTGTCGATTGGCGAGACCGCCGTAGCCACCGGCGGGGTACATATGATTCGCTTAATGGGCATCGGGACTCAACGGTGGAAACTTTGGTTGTTGCCTGTTGGTCATGCAACAGTCGGCGCGGTGCTGGCGAGGTCCTGGAACTCCAGGACCCACCCACGCCTGAGGAAGTGCACTACAACAAATACAGCATCGAGTTCATCAACAACTCGCAGTACGCAAAGGACCACAATATTCACGTAGTGGCTAAAGAAGAACGCGAGAAACAGCACAAACAATCCACTCGCGCCTGGCGTGCCACACCACAGCCTAAAGCAACGGTAGACGAAGCCAAGGCTGATACCCATGATACGCCACCCCGGTTGAGCGGTGCGGCGCCTACGCGGTCCAATAATGACTCTGCCCCAGGTGGGTTCAGTGATCCAGTAGAAACCGCGCCGGACTGGGCGATGGGGGAGGAGCTTTCAGAAGCCTTAATGGAATATCCTTCGGTGTCGGCAGGGAGCTCTATCAGTGATTCTGATCGTGAGCATGCCAAGCGAGCGAAGCCAGCGCGGGCGCGCCGCCGTGCCCAGCGGCGGCACCGTAAGCACAAGCGTGGGCGTGGGAAGCGGAAGTAGGGATAAGTAGCTCACTGGGCAGAAGAAGGTAGGTGATATAGCGTAGCACCGCGCATCGTTACCCGTTTCAGCAAGGCTGGGACGGGTAGTCGGTGTGCGTGCGCGCAGGTGGGTTGGCGTCTAGCCATGTGGTGGACATGGGGGGAAGTGTACTGTGGCCGTTGCCTGACGCCTTCTTGTTGGCCGCAGTAAAGATAAAGCAGAGGCCGCTTGCAAGCAAACGGCCTCGGATACTCCTTCAACGCATGGTGGACGAGCTGCTTTAAGGATAAGAAGATTCAACAAATTTTGCCAATTATGGTGCATATGCGCACCTAGAAGGGGCCCCGGGCTTATGCCCGGGTTTTCTTTTGCCCTGTTTTATAACGAAACGGTAAAACCTAGCACGGATCTAGATCGGACCTAGATCGAAACCAGAACGATGGGGTGACGGATCTAGGATCGTCGGGTCGGGGCGGGTCGGGTAGAGCCGTGAGGTGGCAGGGGCGGTGAGTAGACTACAAACCTATTGAGGGATACCTACTTATAGAGAGAGGAAGAGTTGGAATGGATGATTATCTGCTTCATGAGTTAGGAAGGTCCCTGTACTCATTGGAGAAGGATGGTGCCGGGTTGGAGGAGCTTCTTACCTTTCACTGTGGGAGTAGTACCACTGATACCCCGGGGCGCGCGGTGTGTTATTCGAAACCGCCGGTGAATTTGACGGTGTTGGATTTGTTGGTTCAGACGGAGGGGCTGCTTTCGTTTTGGGCGTCGGAGGTGTTGGTGTGTGGCGGTGATGGTGTTGTAGGCCCGGTGCCTGAGGGGATCACGGCTACTGCTGCTTGGTTGCAGCGGTATTTGGATGTGGCGGATGGTATGCCGTGGGGTGAGATGATGGCGGAGGAGGTTATTGCCCAGGCGCGTATGGTGGTGTCTGTGGTGGAGCCTGACAGTGGGGGAGAGGAGCCGGCACCGCCGGAGTGGGCGACGTGTCAGGTGGCGGCTTCGTGGGCTAAGCAGGCTGGGGTGCAGGTGTCGCGTACGACGGTGTATCGGTGGGCGCAGGCGGGGAAAGTGGCTACCACAAAGGATGATGTCGGTGGCATGTTGGTGCGGCTAGATGACGTGTTGGCACGCGCTGGTGCGATGCGTGGTGCGTTATCCTTTGGCGTGGGACACGCAGTGGTGTAAACTGGCGTTCGGAACCCCTGGGTAAAGCCTGGGGGTTTAGTCATGCCTAGGGTTGGGGAGGAGGGGATCATGGGATCAGAAGCAAAGAGTATCCAGCAGGAGGTTGACCGTCGTTTCCGGTATCACGAGGGCACCGATGCGCAATGTGAAGACTGTATTAAGGTGCGTGCTAGTGTGCAGGCGGCGGCGCATCGTGTGGCGGCGATCGCACCGGACTGCAGGGAGCGTGAGCTAGCCATCACGCACTTGGAGCAGGCATTGTCATGGGCGATCGCTGCTATTGTCCGCCCGTCGCAAGGCGGTGCTGCTGATGGCGTGGCGTAACGGGTCGTCGCGCACGTCTGCGGCTGAGTGGAAACGCCTACACCGATTAGCGGGGCGCCACCTTCCTTATTGGTGTGCCTATTGTGGTGTCGAACCGGTGACAGGACGAGGTGGCTTGGAGTTGGACCACATCATCCCGGTCGCTGAGGGTGGCGGTGATGGGCTCGATAATCTCCAGTGGTTGTGCCCGTCGTGCCATGCGGAGAAGTCCCGCCGCGAAGCAGCGCGGGGGATCAGTAGGCGTGTGGCGCGTCGCCGGCTGTATGACCGGTACGCCCCCCGCCACCCCGGCTTGAAATAAGGTGATCTAGCCTGGTACGGCACACATACGGCCCCCGGCTGTGTACGGGTTTCAGGGTTTTTGCTGGTCAGGATAGGTTTCTTGGTTTTGGGTGCTGGTTGACGGTGTGCGCTGGGGCTGTGACCTGCGGCTTTGCGCTATGGTGTGGGTCACTATTTCCTTGGCTACCTATCCCCTCGGTCATTGGTAGCCGGAAAGAGTAAATATGCCAAGCTAGGACTAGGTATATCGTAACGCTTATGGTAAAATACAGATTATGAGATTGGCGTGTGAGGTGTGCGAAGCCCGGCTGGAGATCCCTACACGGGGACGCAGCCCGCGGTTTTGCTCGTCCGCATGCAGGCAGAAGGCTTACCGTCGGCGTCGGCGTGAGCAGTTGCCGGCCCGGATGCGTGAGCTAGATCGGTGGACGGCGGCTGATGGCAAGCGGCCCGTCACACCTACCGGCTCCCCTGCGTCAACTACTAAGCCGGAAACCTGGACCACCCACGCTGAGGTACAGGATGGTCCGCACGGCGTCATGCTGGGCGGTGGCCTAGCCTGTATCGACCTTGACCACTGCATCAACCGGCGCGGCAAGGTGGCCGACTGGGCTGTTGAGATTATCCGGGCGGTGCCAGGTGCCGTTGTGGAGCGTTCGGTCTCCCGGCGGGGTCTGCATATTTTCGGGCTGCTCCCGGAGGGTCCAGGTCGGCGGCGCGGCCGCGTGGAAATCTATTCCCGAGCCCGATTCATTCGGACAACAGAAGATATTTACCGCATGGGCGGCCTCGTTGATCTGGCCCCCGCGGTGCGAGTAGCTGCCGCGCTGCAGCGAGAGGGGCGTATCCCCGAGCGGTAACAAGTGGTGAAGGAGGTGGTTGGTCATGGTGCGTGGCCCAGTACCGAAGCGTAGCGACCAGAGACGCCGGCGGAACAAACCGGAGGCTGATGCTCCCGCTGTGGTGGTGGCCATGGGGCAGCAGGTGGTGAAACCGCCCACAGAGGACCGGGCGTGGCACCCTTATGCCAAGGACTGGTTTAGGGCGTTGAAGCGGTCCGGCCAGTCGCAGTTCTATCAGGAAAGCGATTGGCGTGAAGCAAAGCTAGTGGCCTGGCTTATCACCCAGGAGCTAAGTTCCCCGACCGGTGCTCGTGCTGGGATGATGGATGTGATCTTCTCCCGCGCTGATGCCCTGATGA